GGAGTGTTCTGAACTGCCGTCAGCCCCATATTCACCGGCTGATCAAAGCCGTAAGGCGGGGCCGCACTGGAGATCGAGACAGTGGGGGTGTTGGAAGCGAAGTTGACGGTCGGCTGAACCCCGCAGGCAGCGCCCGTCGTTGCCGCTGGTGCAGACGGAAGCGTCGTGTACTGACCCGCCGACACCACCGAGAGGGCACCTACGAGCGAGCCGCCGGATACGGTCCCGCTGAAAGTCGCCGCAGTGCCCGAGCCACCGACAACCGTGAAGGTCTGCGCTCCGTTGGAGCACCCCGAGCCGCCCGTCGCCACCGAGAACGAGGCGATGGTGATGATATTGCTCAGGCCAAAGCCGGTCGCCACGTTGAGCGGTGGCAGTATCTCGAACTGAGTGCCGTCGTACATCGCCCACACGAGCTGTCCCGACTGGATCTCATTACCCGCCAGGGCTACCGGGCCGGTCGGTGTCTGCTTGAAGATCGGGGTTGCTGACTGCCCGTTGGCCGCCAGCGTCGCCGTCCCGGTGTTGGTGAAGCTCGCCTTGAAAACAACAGTGTAACCTGCCGTCAGGGCAAACGTGTTAGGCACCGTCACGCTGACCACATAGGCGTTTGCCGAGCCGGTAGACGTGCCGCCGAGGAAGACCGGCGTGCCGCCGGAAGACGGAGCGAACGGGGAGGTCAGACCGATCAGTTGCGTAATGTCGCTGTTGACACCCGCCGCCGCGGCGGCAGTCAGGCAGGTAAGGATGGCGTTGTAGTTCGCCATTACCTGCGTGGCGTCGGCCGTCGTTCCGTTGGTCAGATTGAAGGGGACAGTGCAGGGGACGTTAGCGCGAGCGGGGCAGGCGAGCGCCACCATGAAGCAGAGAGCTATCAAAAGTTTCTTCATGCCGCTGCCGCCGTGTTGGTGTAAATATTGAGTTGCTGGTAGCGCAGGTGCAAAGCACCGAGTTTGACGCCTGCCGCTGACTGCCCGGTCATGGAGATTTTCATCCGAGAGAACACGATCGGTTGATGCCACTGAAGTTGGTAAGGCGCAAGCGCCGGGGCGCCTGCTCCACCCCATATCCCGACCCCCCACACAAACGCGCCCCAAAGAGTAGTCCCTCCGACCGACGAGGCGAGGTTGACCGTATCTATAACCTTACTCGCCTGATCGCTAGCGGACACCGAGATCGTCCCGATGTTCGATGGTACAGCGAAGTCCATCGTTGCCTCGGTCATGGCGTTGTTCGTGATCTGATCAGCATCAGGCAGGAGCGCCGTCGCCGCGTTCCACGTCATCTGCTGACTATTCTCGACAAAGACCGAGATCCCGGACTGCACGTAATCACTCTGCCATAGCGAGGCGTTGATCCCCACTGGCGTCATGATGAAGGTGTTGTTGTACGGCTGGATCAATGACGCGGGAAAGCTGTGCGGGCCGGTCCAGATGCCCCGCGAGAAGTCGAACCAGTACTCCTGCGAGGGCGACCCCGACATGGCGGCGTTCTGTGTGGTTACCCGAAGAGTGTTGCCGTTGCAGTTCGCCACTACGCGCGAAGGCACCGCAGTTGAGATGAAGGGCACCGATATGCCCTTACCGTCTTCACCGATCGGATCGGACACCGATGCGTTGAAGTCGATGATCCGCAAGCCGTCAGGGGCGATGAAGGCCAAGCCTTTTGACGTTGAGCAAACCGAGTTAGGCGCCAACGTGCCGGTCGAGACGTTGAGCGAATTGATTGAAAGCGGGTTTGAAGTTGTCAGCGCCGCATCGCCAGTTATTTGGTAGATATTGCTGACACCTTTGAACACCATGACCGACTGAATGATACCGCCAAGCTGATTACTCAGAGGCAAAGCTCCGAGCGCGCTCAACTGCACGTTATCGCCGAAGGTCAACACCTGATTAGCGTTGGTGACGTTTGTCGCATTGAGCACGTCGGAGAATATCACCGCCGGCTGTGCGACCAAATTGTGGATGTAATAAGCGCGGTTGAAGAACTGCACCACACCCGTAGGCGCAACAGTGAATTGCACAAGCCCGGTCAGGTTGCCCGCGTTCCAGACTGGCAAGAGAGGGTTGGTCAGATCAAACCAACCCACGAAGTTGCCGCCAACTCCGGTGAAGCCCGCGTGCGCAACCATCAGCTTGGTGCCGATGAGCGCCATCTGTGGGGGCGTCCAGGCGCCTGTAGACGCCAAACTGGTAGGGGTCGTGGTGGCGTTGATCGTGCCCCCGACAGCTATCCCCGTACCGCTCAACAGGTTGAAAGCAAAAGGCGCGTCATGACCGGGGATCGCGCTATCAGCCATCATGCCGTAAGCGATGTTGCCGATGACGCGGAAGACGGAGATGAACCCCGCCACCCCCGAACCGGGGAAATAGCTATGTTGGAAACCCGGACTGAAGCCTGAGCTGAATGGGCCGGCGCCAGTGTTGAAATTAAAAAGTTGGACAGCGGCAGGGCGACACTGCCACAGCAGCGAGGTAGTCGGATCGGGGATCAGATTGGTAAGGGCGGACATCGCCCCGCTGAATGCAGCCGAGTCGTCCAGGGCGTCGGATACCCCCTTGAAGCGCCAAGTGAGAGGTTGGGACTTACGTTGCATCAGTTTGCGCGTATCTGTGCCGAAGCGTTAAGCTCGCTATTGGTGCAGTTCCCGCCGACAATCCAAGCCACGAAGTCGCCAGCCGTAACAACGGGGTTGACAACCGTCCCCACTGTGGCGAGGGCTTGTGTCGTGACCACCACCGAAGCGAGGGTTACCGGCGCCGCCGCGCAAGCATTAGATGCTCCACAGTCCATCAGTGAGATCGTCGGGTTAGTCGGGCAGGAGAAGCCAACCGACGAGCCGATGAGGTTATCAATGGTGGACTGTCTGAGAACCTGACTGAACCGGGCGAATTTGTTCGCCGAGGCGAGGTTCGCCACCCACCCGCTTTCGTAATTCAGGAACGAGGGCGAGGACGCGCAGGTGAAGGCGTTGAGCGTCACCTGCTGCATGAACGTGCCGGTGGGACAGGAGAAGTTGCTTACGCCGTTCAGGTCGATGTACGAATTGATCAAATCGAGAACGGTAGTGCGCAGTAGAGCAGGAGTGATCAGTCCCGTCGTGTTGTCAGGCCAATTAGTATTAACCTCGGTGTTCATCTGCGTCTTGGTCTTCTGCGCGTAAGCCGCAGTGACCAGAGACAAGCAGAGGAAGGCGGCAAGAAGCTTCTTCATCTCACCACCCGATTGTCTTGGTGTTTCGTAGACGGTCGAACGACGTACCAAAACGGCGGCGATCGAGCTGCACCGTCTTGGTCCGCGTGCTCTTGTCGTCCTTCATTTGTAGGAAACGACGCAAGATCACCCCCGCCCCGTTCGGGTGCGCCTCGTCATTATCGGAGAGGAAATCAGCCATGCGCTCGTCGTCTGACAATCCCATAAGCTCTCCGGCAATACGTCTTCGAAGATAGGTCTGGTTCTGAAACCAGGGGACCGTCGTGCTTGTCTCCGGTGTCGTAATGTCGGGCATCTGCGAAAAATAACGAACCGTAACCGGATATCCACCCGATGGCACTTGCCACGCCAGCAGCACCGGGACCGCCGCGCCTCCTGTACCAGTCGCGCTATTGACCACCCCCGAGAGAGACATATCAGTTGCATAGAACACCGGGAAATTGGCGAGGCCGGCCTGCTCGACGAGCATGTCGAACTCTTCCAGATCGACGGGGATCATCGGGTAGGGGACGCCGGAGATGACGTAGAAGGACTCGTTACGAATACCGCGCAAATAATCCGAGGGAAGATTCTGGAAGAATTGGCCTAGAGAATTTATCTGCGACGCGTTGAAAGTGAAGTTGAACGTCTTCTTCGTCACGTCGAAGTCGTAAGTTTGGCAGAGGTCCGACAAGACCATGTTTAGGATCTGCCCTGCCTGTGAAGTAAACCCAGGAACGCGCGCGTCCTGTACGGCTAGGGATATGATTTGCGCGGATGTCAGGGGCATCAAACACCCTCATTGATCTTCCGCTCAAGCTCTTCAATGTCCTTCTTGTACTTGGGAAGGATGTTATCTCGCAGATTGCTAGCTGATGTATCCCAATTATTAAATTGGGCTCTCTGTGAATCAGTAGGCTTGAACTCGCCCCTCCGGCCGCTAATCGCAAAGTCAAGACGACACTTTGATTCAAAGTGCGCCCGCTGCTCTATATTTTCCAAAAGCTGTTTCTCTGCACCCGCAAGCAGAGCCTTAGAGTATTCAAGTAGACCTTTGTCGTTCTGCCGCTCCATAACAGACGTGATCTTGTCCATGTAAGCGTTGAGATCTTTCACCGTCATATCGAGAGGGACGGCGAATTGCATATTCATGTTACGATCTGTCCCAACCTTCGCTTGAACACTCACAACGACGGCCGGAGCAACCCTTTCATCCAGGGCAGAATTTGGGGAAAGTGCGTCCATTAGACCCTCGGCATCCGGGAAGTGTTCACCATGCCGTGCGGATTAGCTGGAGAAATGTGGACGTGTTGTGGCCGCCGCGCAGTATCTCCCATCCGGGACTTTCCCTGCTTCCACTCGGTCTCGTGCTCCCAAGCCCGTGCCTGGATGTCCGCCATCGCTCGCGCCTGACTGTAAGGGATCTCGTAAGTGCAACCGTGATAAAAGCCCACGTTGTTGAGCTTGATCATCGATGCGTACTCGGGGAGATCAACGAGGAAATCCTCGAACTGCTCATTCGGCTCGTAGGTGCGTTCCTCTTCTTTGACCGCCGCCTTGAAGTAAGCGTCGGTTGCTTTCTCCTTGCGGGCCTTGAGAACGTGCTCGCGCGCTCTCTCGCGTGCGGCTTCCTTCTCGTCCTCAGAAAGCAGGTCACTATTGTCGATGCGTCGCTCGATCTCTTCGAGCACCGCAGCGACACTCTTCTTACGCTGCATGTAAAACCTCAAGTGTGAGTGTAAGGGCCGCTTGCCGCAGCGTCGCCGGAGATCACGATCGGCCAGCCGGTCGTCGCGTCCCAACAGATAAAATCACCACGCTTAAGCTGAAGCCTGCCCCGGTTGGGAATAAGCAAGACGCCCTGCCGCACGTAGGCTTCATTGAACCGAGGCCGGTTGGTGCCCTGCCCGGTGATGAGGCCCGTCGTGCCAACGTTACCATCGGCACTCCACCCCGGCGGGTCGCCGCGAAGCTGCGTGAGCAGCGTCGCACAGTCGGCAGCAATCACGTCGTTGGTGCCGACGATGAACGCTTGCAGCGAGTTGTTGGCGTTGGTGCCGAGCGTCTTGAGCGCCATTACCCGCCTCCAGAGGCGAAAGCCTGTACCCTCGCCAAGTTCGCCGCCGTGGACATTTGCGCCGACAAGTCGTTGGACATCGCCAAGAGAAGAGCCGTCACGTCAGCCGCGAGAAACGTGGTTGACGTAGCGTTCACGGTGTCGAAGAACCCGAGGGTCTGTTCCGGCCCGCCGGCCATCCCCGGCGCCAACGCCGTCGCGGCGTCCATACC